TTTTTTATCTTTTCCGAAATATTTACCGCGTTGTGATGTTAGATAATTAAACATATGCACGCTAGGATAATAGCTGAAGCTATTCCACAATTGAAGCGTGTCGACAGGCATATCAGGCACTTTGGCTCTGTCCAAGTCTTTTTGGAAAAACGCTGATATAGGCAATCTAAAAAAGACAGCACCGTTTGGTAACATAATGTGAAATAATGTTGCGGCACCTGCCATAGATGTGAGACCGAAGACCACGCATTCTTCACTTTCTCCGTGATGTTTTTTAAAGTCATAAAGATACTCCTTCCTTACTTGACAATACATTGGTGGGATATCTGCATTTAATAAAGCCATTATTTAATATCGCCCCAATTATCTCCTTGTTCATAATCCACTTTGTTTGGTACCTGTAATTCTACTGCAGCTTCCATTATTTCTATAATTTTTTCTGCATCTTTTGGTGATTCAACAGATATATCCACTTCATCGTGAATTTGTATGTGAGGTATTATACCATTTTCATACAACGCTACCATACTTTTTTTAGTCATATCAGCTGCAGATCCTTGTATTAATTTGTTCAATGCTTTGTAAGTAAATGCACGTTTTAATGGTTCATCATATTCTTTTCGTGCTAACTCCAAAGGTAAAGGTTTAAATACACCAAATTGAACAGGCTGCCAAAGATCAAAATGACACGCACGTCCTAATAAAGTTCTTATCTTTCCTCTATCATTTGCTTTACGAGACACATTCTCCATCAATTGTTTCACAAAAGGAGCTTTGGTATGATATTGTTTAATTAATTTTTCTGCAGAATCTTTCATTAATCCTAACTCTGCCATTAATTTATTTTTACCCATACCATACATTAAACCAAGATTAATTGTTTTGGCTTGTTTACGTTCAATGCCTGCCATATCAGCTACAACTTGGTGGAAGTCTGCATCACCTTGATTGTATGCATCTACAATTTCATCAACACCTTCCAAGTTTTGTAACTTTGCGTAGTGTACTAATATCCTTGGTTCTTGTTGAGAGTAATCAAAGCTACCCCATTTACATTTTTCTTCTGGTATAAATATAGATCTAATCATCGGTCCCAGCTCCGGGTGCCTTGCTGGAATTTGCTGTAAGTTTGGATTGCTCATAGAGAACCTACCTGTTACTGTTCCACCTTGATCTGATCGTATTTGATTTATATCTGCATGTATTCTACCATTGTGTGAATGTTTAGTAATTGAATCTATAAAAGTTGTGTGCGCTTTGTTTATCTCTCTTGCATCTGCAATTAGTTTTGGTAATTCGTGTGGGTGATTTTGTAAAAAGTTTTTTGTAAAACTTGGTTCATTACTTTTTTCTGTCCTATCATATGGAAGTTTAAGTTTGTCAAAAGCTTTAGCAATAGATCTAGCTGCATGTATTTCTACATCAACTCCTGTTAAACTCTTGATTTTACTGACAATTTTTAACTCTCTTTGTATAAGATTTTTTTTAATTTTATCAGCTTTTTCAAGATCAACTCTTACACCTTTGAATCTCATATCAACAAGACAAGGAAATAATTTAGTCTCAAGATTAAATATATCCCATAGTTCTTCTTTGTATAATTCTGTTTCTAATTTTTTCCAAAGTTTAAGTGTAGCCTCTGCATCTCTCTCTGCATATTGTCCTACAAATAGTGCAGGCAGTCTCCACATATCTTTCTTTGGATCTAAACCATATTCTTTTGCAGCTGCATTTAAAATGTTTTCATCTTTACCAATACCAATATAATATTTAGATAAAGTATTTAGTTGATAAGACAATCTATTCTCATCAATTAAAGATGCTGCTATCATTGTATCTACAATTTTACCTTTAACAATAAGACCTTCTGTTCTCAACCAACACACATCATACATTGCATTATGAAATATAAATGTTGTATCTGTTTGATTAAGTATATCTTGTAACCAAGAGTAAACTAATTTCTTATCTAGATTGCCACCAGATTCATGATGAATAGGAAAGTAACCAGACCATCCTTCAACAGCTACAGCAATTCCTGCAACGTGTCCGTTACCGGTAACATTACCAGATCCCAACTCTATAAGTTTTGGATCATTCGTTTCTAAATCAATTGCTATTTCCTTATATCCTTGAAGATCTTTTAATTCTTCTGGCATAACCCATTCTGTTTCTGGTGTGAACAGAGGTATTTGAGTACTTCTCACGAGTAATCCCTTTCCAATATCATTTCTAAATAGTGTATTGCCTTCTTCACGTCCTCTTCTTTTCCCTTCGACTGATGTCTACATATGTATTTTATAGCGTTCCCTTCTGCAAAAAGCAACTTGTTTTCATTTATAAAATGTGCAGGTTGAATTTTCATATTACGATAGTGTTTCCCACCGACCTGCTTTTCTAAAGAATCGTATGTTGTACCTTTAAATAAATCTTTGTTGGTCATAGTATATAAGCACGATCAAAGTTTTTAGGATCCAAGACATGTAATTCACGCTTCGCTCTCGTCGCTCCAGTATAAAATAATCTATGTAGTTCATCTGGATCATTACTAAATGTTTCAAGAGCTGCATTAGTTAAATCTTGCATTAATAATACTTTGTCGGCTTCTCCTCCTTTCGCTCCGTGTATGGTTGACATTATTATACGAGGGTTTTTATTTATCTGTTCTCCATTCGCCCTCATGTTACGAATGTAGTTTTCAGTTATGGTATCTAATCCTTCAAAAGATTCGAACCATACTTTATCGGTTATTAATCCGTGTTTAGCTTTACAATCTTCTAATGTATATTTTTCTTCAGAGTGCAATGTTTTACCTTTTCTAAATCCTTCTAATACATTTGCTCCTAAATATTCGTAAATATTTTTTATCTCAAGATGATTAAGAAGTTCTCCTTTTCTCCACGATTCCCAATTGTTTAATGCTAACAATAATTTTAATGGGATAGAATTTCTTCCTTTGTATTGATAGTACCACCCTTGAAGTTCACATAAATCTTTTACATCATCTAAAAAATAATTAGCCGAAGATAATACTAACCAATTACCCTCCGACATATCTACTTGTGTAATGTCAGAGTATCTGCGAAGAATACCTTCATCATCTCTAGGTCGGTATTGTTTATCAAATCTATTTTGTACTTTACCTATAATGTGTTGTGATAGTTCGTGTATAGGTCCACCAGGTATACGGTAAGATTGTTCTAATGTTTTAATGTCATCAACTTCTTCTTTGAGCGCTATAAAATGATCTACGTCTGCACCTGCCCACTTAAATATAGCTTGATCGTCATCACCTGCAATGTAAGTTTTGTTTGCATTTGACCAAAGCTTTCTAACCATATCCCATTGTATCAACGATAAATCTTGTGCCTCATCAATAAACAATACTTCAAATCTATTTGTAGATTCCTGTTTAATAAAGTCTTCTAATAAATCATTAAAATCTTTAAGACCTTTTTCTTTTTTAAATCTTTTTAGTTCTTCAGATAAAAGATATAAAGTATTGCGTTCAATATCTAAAATGTTTTGACGAGAATCATAGTATTCTAACAAATCCATTCTCTTAACTGCAGCTGTATTTATGATTGTTAAGTATTCATTATCAGAATTAAATGTACCATCGTCTGCAGAATAAGATGCAGTCTTAATTGGTATGCCACACTTTTGACCAAACTCTTTGTAATCTTCTGTCTTCATCATTTTTTCTTTTGTCATTCCTAGTTGTCTAAATGCATAGGAATGTAGTGTTCTAAAATTATCTAAATCATTCTCTACATCTAAACCAAATTTAGCTGCGGCTCTAGTGGCTGCTTCAACAGCTGCTTTTCTAGTAAAAGAAAAGTATCCTATTTGTTTAGGTCTAATGCCCTGTTGTATAAATTCATCTACTAAATTTAACAACGTTGTTGTTTTTCCTGTACCTGGTGGTCCTAGTATTATTGTTCTCATATTTTTTTAGTTTCCTTTCTGCTATATTTAACTTTGCTTGCACTATTTCTAATTCCTGTGTAAGTTTAAGTATCTCCTTTCTAAATCTTAAGTGCCAATTAACACCTATATCTTTAGAATATTTCATTAAAATAATCCTTTTAAAAGTCCTACTTTAAAAATTTCTTCTTTAGTTCTTGCTCTTGCACCTTTAGAATTTTCTGATCGAGTTACAAATCTTAAATTGTTAAGTCTATAGTTCCATGGTTTACTATCTTTATGGTCAACCACAGTCACATCATAATCATATGGATCTAAATTACCTGGATTTAAAAAAGCTCTAGCTGCTAGTTTATGTATACAAATACTACAAGTTCTAGTGCCACCTTTTTTAGTAGTATCTGTTGTTCTTAACATTACATAAGGATACTCAATAGTATCTCTGATAACTACGTGATGATGTTCTGAAACACCTTTGTCTCTATAGTTTGTATTTAAAATGTAAGGAAAATCTATTGTATTTAATCTTTCATGATAACCATAAAAAGGATGTCTACCTTCTGTTGGGTAAATAAAATATTGATTCTTAATTATATTGTGATTGGGAATTATTTCTGCAACATCAATTGGTTTAGTATTTGTTTGCACATTTTTAAAAACTTCTTCTTTTTCCATAAAAAGTTTTAGTTGATCATCTTTCATTAGAAGTTATCCTGTTGGTAAGCGACTTTAGATAAACTAGCTTCTATCTTTTTCATAGTTTTAATCTTTATAAGTCTTGGTTGTTGTTTCTTAATTGTCATTCTAGTTTCTTCTATAAATATATTTTCTAATCTTTTAATTAAATTTCCTGTTTTTATTTTATCCATATCCCAATGATTTTTTTTACAAAAATTATAAAAGTCCTCCATTCTAAAATAAGTAAATTCTCTTTTGTCATCTGTGTATGGTAATTTATTAAATACATCATCAAGAGTTCTTGCAGCTTGTCTATTAGTAGTCCAATCTTGAAGTAGTCCTGTAAGTTCGTTTATAGGATCTAATGATTCTAATGGTTCTACTTCTTGTAAATTTCCCATCATTGGTTTTAAAAAATATTGTTTCCAATCTTTTGGTTTTGGCACAGGTACAATTAAGTTTGCTTGGTCTAGGCAAGCTAATGCAAATAAAGGTGGACTATAAAGTTGTTCTGATTTTAATTCGATCCGCGTTCCACTTACATCTAAAAACCATTGTGGTGGATTTGATTTATATTTAGTTAAGTTACCCAATACAGGCATTTCTTCTTCACCGAATCCTACACCAAATCTTTTTGTTCTACACAAACCAGATTGACAAACAGAATTGATTGGTGCATCTTTACATCTATACTTATCATAACCTTTTCGATTGACTG